GCTTCAGATAAAATTGTAAAAGTAAATAGAATTACAGTTGCAAACGTCGATGGAACTAACGCAGCTGATGTTACAATTTCAATCACAAAAGCAAATTTTACTCCAGATGGTATATCAAACTTTGATACTTCTGGAACTTTTCACTTAGCAAAAACAGTATCGGTTCCAGCTGACGCAACGTTAGTTTTACTTGATACTCCAATCTATTTAATGGAAGGTGATGTACTTAAAGGTGGAGCAGGTGCAGCATCTGATCTAGATTTATTTGTATCATATGAATCAATAGACGACGCATAGGAGGTAACCGACTATGGCTAACGGCGGAGTAATTGGACCAACACAAGGTGTTACACCTAGCACTTCTGATATTATTACGACTGTAACTTCAAACACACCTTCAGCTGTTACAACCAATGCGGTAACTACAAAAATAGATTTTATTGTAGTTGCAGGAGGAGGTGGCGGTTCAGGAAAAAGAGGTGGCGGTGGTGGAGCTGGTGGTTATAGATCATTTACATGTATTCCAGTTAGCGGTAGTTCTGCTTTAGGAGCTGTTACTATTGGTGGTGGAGGTAGTGGAGTTGGAAAAGACAATGTTGGTAATTCAGGGAGCAACACATCATTTGTTGTTGGCTCTTGCACATACACTTCTAATGGTGGTGGAGGTGGTGGATCACAAGAGCCCGGAGGAAGAGCTGGAAATGCCGGCGGTTCTGGTGGTGGAGGTGGAGGAAGCTCTGCTTGCGCTGCAGGAGGAGCAGGAAATACTCCTCCAGTGAGTCCTCCTCAAGGAAATCCAGGTGGAAGTGTAAGTGGTGGTGACCACGGCGGTGGTGGTGGCGGTGGTGCTAGTGCAGCGGGATTTAATTTTACTAGTGCTCCAGCTGCTGGTGGAGCAGGTGTTGACATAAGTTCAACTTTTCCAGGTTCACCTATACCTGCAGTTGCAGGTGGTGGTGGCGGAGGAAATAAAGGAGACTGTGGAGCCCCTGGAGGAACAGGTGGTGGTGGAGCAGGATCTAGATCTTTCCCGGCTCAAGGTGGTGGTAATGGTACAGCTAATACTGGCGGTGGTGGCGGTGGAGATGGAGACGCTAATCCAGGATCTGGAGGTAATGGTGGATCTGGTGTTGTAGTTATAAAAGAACAAGGTCGAAAAGCAGCTGCACCAGGAATTTGGGATTTAAATGAGGTGTATGATTTTGTAAAAGCAGGCACTTGGACTAACACTTAATTGACTATAACAAAATTATTTTGTATATAAGATAAAAGGAGTATAAATATGGCACATTTTGCAGAAATAAAACAGAAAACAGATCCGACAGGATTTACATCAGATACTCATTGGATTGTAGAAAGAGTTATTGTGGTAGGAAATGATATTTCTACAGCAGCAGGACCACTAGGAGATAATGACATGCACGTTGATGGAGAAGCGTGGTGTATTGATTTTTTTAAAGGTGGAGATTGGAAGCAAACTTCCTACAATCATAATTTTAGAAAAAAATATGCAGGTATTGGAGATATATATGACCCTGCAAAAGATAAATTTTTAACACCACAACCTTATGCTTCATGGTCTTTAGATAATAATGATGATTGGCAAGCACCAATAACATACCCATCTATAGAAAATGACGGAAATTCTCCTCCAACTTGGTTTTATGTAATTAAGTGGGACGAAGATGCATACAACGCTGACAACACTAAAGGTTGGAAAGCAACTAAATCAAACGACGAAGCGGAAACACCAACAGTTTACGATTGGAACGGCACAGCTTGGGTGTCCGCATAGGAGGACACGATGCCTAGAAATAAATCTGGCTCAATAAACGGTGGTGTAATCGGAAAAAGCAATAAAGCTTCTTTCGGAAAATGTACTGTTACATCTAAAACATCAAGCGCACCAAGTGCACTCACAACACAACCAGGAACCAGAGTTATTAAAACATTAATAGTTGCCGGTGGAGGTGGAGGTGGTGGCTCTGTAGGATCTGGTGGTGCTAATGGTGGTGGCGGTGCTGGTGGAGTTAGATGTTTAGAATTAAATGTATGCGGTGGTGCTGCTTTAGGAGCTGTTACTATAGGTGGTGCAGGTTCTGCAGGACCTACAAGTTCACCTGGAATAGGTGGAAATGGTGGAGACTCTTCTTTAGTAATTGGATGTACAACTTATACTTCAACCGGTGGTGGCGGTGGAGGTGGAGCGACTTCTGATGGAAGAGATGGTGCTGATGGTGGTTCTGGCGGTGGTGGTGGAGCTGGTGGTGGATGTGGAGGATGTGGAACTGCTTGTCAAGGAAGTGCTGGTGGTGACCAAACTCATAGCCCTCCTGCCTTTGGAGGAGGTGGCGGTGGAGGTAAAAACGCTGCTGGTGCTGATGGTACATCAAGTGCCGGAGGTGCTGGTGGAGCAGGAACAGATTTTAGTTCAACATATGGAAACATTGGCCCAACATGTTCAGTATTTGGTGGCGGTGGAGGTGGTGGGTCTTACCCTGGACCAGGAACTCAAGGAGCTGGTGGAACAGGTGGTGGTGGAGCTGGTGGAACACCAGGTGGTAATGCAGGAGCAACAAACACTGGCGGTGGTGGAGGTGGTTCTGGAGAAGGTGGAACAGGTGGAGCTGGTGGTTCAGGAATCGTAGTCGTAAAAGAATTAAGTAAAGCAAGTGGTGTGTGGTCAATGCAAACTCAATTTCAAGCACAAAAATGTGGAGCATGGCCTAGAAAAATCGTTGAAGTATCAAGTGTAGAATTTTTAGTCATAGCCGGTGGTGGTGGCGGTGGTTTTGGTGGAGCAGGTGATGGTGCTGGCGGTGGTGGTGGCGGAGGATTTTTAACATCTTTTTGTAATTCATGTGCGCCCACAATAACAATTGAATGTAGCGCTACAATAGTAGTCGGAGGTGGTGGAACAGGAGCTGGATGTAGTACACCTTCTCCTAATGGAAATGGAGTTGATTCTTCTTTCACACATAAATGCGGAACAATAACAGCTACAGGTGGTGGTGGCGGAGGACCTGTTGGTTTTGCTGGAGCCCCTGGAGGTTCTGGTGGTGGTGCTGGTGCTCAAAATTCAACTGCTGGATCTGGAAACACTCCTCCTGCACCTTCTTCAATTGGAGGACCACAAGGAAATTCTGGAGGAACTGGAAGTCCAGGAGGTTCATCCCCTAATAGTAGGGGTGGATCTGGTGGTGGAGCTGGTGGAGCCGGAAATCCAAACGCAGGAGCTGGTGGTAATGGAAAAGCTAGTAATATAACAGGATCACCCACAACATTTGCCGGTGGTGGTGGAGGTGGTGAAAGAGCACCAAGTGGAGCTGGTGGAGCAGGTGGACCTGGAGGTGGTGGAGCAGGAGCAGGTAATGGGGGTCAAGGAGGAAACGGATCGACTAACACCGGAGGTGGTGGAGGTGGTGGTGGAGGTAGTTCTCCTGGAAACACTAATGGTGGATCAGGAAAAGTTATTTTAAGATTACCAAGTGCTGCAAATGTAAGTGTTACTCCTGGTTGTAATTCAACTTCAACTCACCCAGGTGGAGACAAATTAGCTACGTTTAATGTTTCTGGAACATTGACAGTCACTTAAAAATAGATATATTAAGTTTATAAAGATATATGAACTTAACAAATTATTACTGGTATTTTCAATCAGCAATTCCTACTAGAATTTGTGATGAAATAGTTAAATACGGAAAATCTATTTCAGATCAAATGGCAGTTACAGGTGGTTTTAATAATGGTAAAAAATTAAATAAAAATCAAATTAAAGATTTAAAGAAAAAAAGAAATTCTAATATTGTTTGGATGAACGATAGATGGATTTATAAAGAAATACAGCCGTATGTTCACTCAGCAAATGCTAGTGCAGGTTGGAATTTTCAATGGGATTATAGTGAGTCTTGTCAATTTACTAAATATGAAAAAGGTCAGTTTTATGATTGGCATTGTGATGGTTGGGATAAACCGTATCAAAGAGAAGGTAACGACCCAGCTAATGGTAAAATAAGAAAATTATCTGTAACTGTTAGTTTATCAGATCCAAAAGACTATAAAGGTGGTGAGTTAGAATTTGATTTTAGAAATATGGATCCTGATAAAAAACCTAACATTAGAAAATGCACAGAGATATTACCTAAAGGGTCTTTAGTAGTTTTTCCTGGATTTGTTTGGCATAGAGTGTGTCCAGTAAAAAAAGGGTCAAGGTATAGTTTAGTAATATGGAATCTAGGATGGCCTTATAAATAACCATGAAAAAAGAATTTCCAAAACAATTATATTTAGAGGAATATTTTAAGTGTCCCATATGGTACGCTGATGTGCCTGAATTCGTTAAAGATTTAAATAAAGCGTCAGATAAGTATATCAAACAATCTAAAAAAAATTTAAAAAAACAAATAGAAGAAAGAAATAAAAAGTTTGGTGACAAAGGAGATATGGGTCATGTGTTTCATTCAACTTCTTTAATTGATGATCCTAAGTTTAAAGATCTACAAAATTATATTGGTGCAACAGCACATAATTTATTAGGTGAAATGGGTTTTGATTTAACAAACTATCAAGTGTTTACAACAGAATTATGGGTTCAAGAATTTGCAAAACAAGGTGGTGGACATCACACATTACATACACACTGGAATGGACACATATCTGGTTTTTATTTTTTAAAAGCTAGTGAAAAAACATCTTTACCATTATTTGAAGATCCAAGACCAGGTAACATGATGAATCTATTACCAGAAAAAGATAAAACAAAAATTACTCATGCGTCTTCACAAATAAATTATAAAGTACAACCAGGTAGAATGATATTTTTTCCATCATACATGCCACATCAATATGTCGTTGACATGGGTTATGAACCATTTAGATTTATACATTGGAACTGTCAAGCAATACCGAAAGGAGTTTTAAATGTCGTTCAAAAGAAATAAATATAGTGTTTTAAAGAAAGCCATAAGTAGAGAAATGGCTGATTTTTGTTATGCCTATTTTTTAAACAAAAGAAAGGTTGCTAGATTTTTATTTGATCAAAAATATATTTCACCATTTACGGAATACTTCGGTGTGTGGACAGATAGTCAAGTTCCAAATACTTATTCACATTATGCTGATTTAGTTATGGAAACTTTATTACAAAAAGTAAAACCCATTATGGAGAAACACACAGGTTTAAAATTATCAGAAACATATTCTTATGCTAGAATATATAAACAAGGAGATGTACTAGCTAGACACAAAGACAGATTTAGTTGTGAAATATCTACGACACTAAACCTTGGTGGTGACGATTGGCCAATATATTTAGATCCAACAGGTAAACAAAATCAAGCTGGTATTGAAGTAAAATTAGAACCAGGAGATATGTTAATATACTCTGGATGTGATTTAGAACATTGGCGAGAAGAATTCAAAGGCGACCATTGTGGTCAAGTCTTTCTACATTATAACAAAAAGGGTTCTAAAATGGCTAGAGAGAATGAGTTCGATACGAGGCCATTTATAGGGTTGCCTTCGTGGTATAAAGGCTTTAAATTACCAAAATAATATAGTAGAATAATAATCTGGCGGGAGATACACCACCACACCATCTCCTGCCTGATTATTA